TCAACCTCAACCGAAGTTCGAGGTTATGAAGCCTAGAAAGGGTGGGTGCGCTGCATACAGGGGAGTTGACTTCGTCAAGACCCTTGCAAGCGCGACTACCGCCACGAACCTACAAGATCAAATGATTGAATTGGGGATTGGTGCTAGTACACCCCTCTTCCCCCGACTGCGTGCAATCGCGCAGGCCTTCCGGAAGTATTACTTCCACCGACTCCGACTTATCCTGGTCGGGCGTTCCGCTTCTACTCAGAAGGGGAACATCGGTTTCGCCACTCTTATGGGCAGTGGTGAAGCAGGCACGATCACAGAATCCATTGTTAAAAACACTGAAAACTGTGCCGTCGTAAGGGGCTGGGAGACAGGTTACCACGATGTGCTGACCGAGGCGCAACAGTTCAACTGGTACTCCGTTGACACGGAGGACGAGGTGAGCCAAGCGATTGTTGGTTACACGATCTACTCAACACCAGCGACGACTGCCGCTGGAGATCTCCAATGGGATCTGTATGCCGAGTATGAGGTGGAGTTTGACCTGGCCTCCGCGACCGCAGTGAATGCTCTCGCTCGATCACCTTTACGGGTGAGAGAGCCGATGGATGAAACCATTGAGAGTCTTCGCCGCCGTCTGGAAGACATGACAAAGAGGACATAACCGTCAGAAGTGGATAGCTCACGTTGAGCCCCAGCGTGAAACTAGTAGGCAACTAGTATCCAAGCTAGCTATCTCTAAAGAACCATTAGAGATTAATTGTGATGATCAGATCAAGGACAAGATTTGATCAAACCGCGTGAAAATTATCTACGACCATGGAAGTCTCTCAAGCGAGAGATTCCGCACGGAAACGTAAATGACACTGACCAGCCAAAGAAAGGACTTGACCTTCTGGATGAGGTAGGAAACGACCTACGAGATCTAGGGGGGTTAGTTGATAGTTGTGTCGCGACAAGGAAAGTTCATTCTTTAATTAGAGTGAATGACTCCCTGTGGTGCCGCTGCTATCAGGTAACCCTTATTAGCCAAGTCAATCCAACTTTCTGGGTAAGCTGAGACATAGTGTTCC